ATTTATCCCAAAGATTCTTTATCTTTTCTTTTATCTTTCTGATCATTTTTTTCCTCCATTTTTTTTATTTTTTCTTGTGCGTCTTCTAAATCTTTATTAGTGTGTTCTAATTTTTGTAGACATCTTTTATTAGCTGCATCCTTAGACTTACCAGCATCTTGCAGTTCTGCTACCTCTTGCCGAAGTATTCGAATCTGCTCTTTGTATTCGTTTATTAGTTCAGAACTATTTTCTGACATTACTTTTTCCCGTTACGGAAAATTTGGGTACCCTTAATACCATAGATGCTAGCCACGACAAGAATCCAAAGATTGGTAAACCACTGGGGAAGCTGCTGAAATTGAACAAAAAATTCTTTTATCTTTTCAGAAGCAGCAGGATCGTCACTGAAGACTCCCCAGGCAATAACTAATATAGGCAGCGTTAACACAACCAAAACGAACTCGTCTTTCCAGTCCGACTGTCTTGCTTCAAGAAGTTTACCCTGGTAAGATTCCTCACCTCGGGCCATCTTTTCAGCATGCATGTATTGAGCATCAGCCATACGCATTTTTGTTTCTTGTTTCTTTTTGTAGATATGCGAACCTGCGTTTAAAGCTAATTTAATAGCGCTGAACCACATACTAATACCAAGTTACGTCTTTTTGTTTTCTTGCAGCACCAGTTCCTTTAACTGGATTGCTATCACCTTTAGCAATATAGCTTTTTCCTCTAAAACTTTTTTCAGATCTAGGGTCAACTACTTTTTCTTGCTCTGGCATTGCAACTTTTTTGCCACCTTTTTTATAATTCATCATAATTTATCCTTTTACTTCTTTGGTTTTAAGTTTGCAAGTTCAAATCTAGCGTCATTTGCTATTTCTTGCTTTTCTAATGATGTATCAGCACGTAATTCTGCTAATTCTTCGTTCTGATCCATCTTTTGTTGGTTTAATTGTTGTGCTTGAAGTAGTTTTGCTCTTTCAAGTTGTTGATTTGCAGTTGTTTCTTGCTGTTTACGTTGATTTTCCATTGCTTTTAGGTCAACCTCACGTGATTTTAGTTTTAATAACGGATCAGAATCAAATTGTGATGTAATTTGTTTTTCTTCCTGCATAAAATCTTGTGTCATCTCTGCAATCAACACTGCTTTTCTTGCTTCGATAGTTTGTGATATCTGTTGAGCTTGTTGTTGAGCTTGTGGATTGACTGCTGCTTGTTGTGCAAGTTGTTGTAGCTGCATCATTTGCTCTCTAAACTCTAACTGCACCTGTTCTGTTGCCATTAAACTTATATGTTCTAAAATATTTTTTTGTATTGCAGCCATAACCTGTGGATTATTTCTAACCATGTTAGTTGACATAAAATTTAAGTGAGCTGTAATGTGTGCTCTGTGATCTTGACCTGGAAATGCTTGAAAAGGTCTACCTGCTAATGCATCAATGTGTTCTAAACTTGGATCTTTTGGTGCACTTGGCGGAGGTGGCGGTAAAATTCTATCAATATCTTTTATACCTAACGCTTCATACATTTTTCTATATGCATTATACAAGTTATGTATCTGTGGACTTGCCATTGCCATTTGTAATCCAGTTTGTGCAAGTGATATTCTTTGAGACATAGAAAATATGTTAGGGTCTGCAACCGGTAACACATCAACTCTATCATCAAAGTCTGCAACCTTAATATTTTTTTGTCCACCTACAACATCGTATGGATATTCTGGTGGTAGGTATGTAGCAAATACTTTTGCTAATAATTTAAATTCTGATTTTAATGCAGCGTATAATCTTTTGTGGATAGCTGACATGACTCTTGAACCACGTTCTAAAAGAGCTACAGTCGTACCAACAGCTGCTTGTTGGTTCCCGTCACCGACCTGCATGTCAGCAATTGACGCGAATCTTTGTCCTGCTTGAACAACAATTCCCATTAACTGCAATAAAGTTGCTGATGGTTCTTTATATGGAAGAAATACGAAAGCATCTTTTAGATTACCACCCGGAGTATCTACATCTTTAAATTCTCCTGGTTGTATTGGTGTTGCATCGTCTTTAACTCTAACACCTCTTTGTTTAAAACCTGCGGGTAAGTTTGATAACGTCCCGGCGTCTAACAATTGACGGAGAGCCGCCGTTGCCGTACGACTCAATCCGCCAATCATATGTATTAATCCAAATCCATAAAATCCTAGTCCAGGCAGAAATTTGAAATGGACAAAATATTGGATTTTATTTTTAAGTGGATCATTGGGCGCGAAGTTTCGTCTTATCGACAAAACTTTTTGACTACCTTCTTCGATTGTAACGACGTAAGGTAATTTTATTCCAGTTGGTTCACCATCTTGACCAACATCTTCAAAACCTTCTAAATCTATATTAACGTGACATTCTAATAACGTGTAAAGTTTTTCTCCTTTACCTGTTTTAGTAACTCCTTCTAATTCACGTTCTTTATCTGCTACTTTATCAGCATCTGTAATATCAGATGGTTTTGATAACTCTATGTCTGAATAGAATCCGTTTACTTGTTGTTTACGTAATTCGTTTTCAGAAATTTTTATAACATGAATGACTGTTTCCGCATCGTCTAATGAGGTAGCCGTATACGGAACCACTAAGTCATCCGCAGGGACGAACTTTGATACAGCTCTCCCTAATAAATCATCGTAATAAACTTTTTTAAAAGTAGAACCTGCAAGAGGTAGATGAAATAACATTTGATCAAACTCTGGTTCGTATTCCCTCATTTGATCTATGATTTGGTAATTCATAAAATCTTTTACTCTTTGTGCTTGTTGTTCTTTAACAGGATTAGATACACCAAGTATCTGCGTTCTAACCGGTCCGTCTGCTGGTAATAATTCTTTGTAAGCTAACGCTTGAAACTGTGTCACCGCTTCTGCAAGAACTGGGTGTGTTGCACCACTTGCTCCTTGGAAAGGTTCATTACGGTTATTGTATTTAAATCCTAAAAGATCTAAACCATTCATATAAGCCTGTTCCCAATCTTTTCTTGATGCTTTGTAATCTTGATAGTCTGATCTTAATTTTGATCCTAGTGGATCTAGATTTTCTTCTGGTAATATGTCTGCAAGGTTATCGAAGTGTGATTGTGTGCTTGCTTGGTTCACGGAACTTGGTTCAAAGTTTATTGTTGCACCACCCTCTTCATCAGGTGTTACTTCTACCGGTCCTTGCTGTTGTTCTTGCTCTTGAATATCGACTTCTTGATCCGGCCCAGGAACTTTTATTTCAGTACGAGTATTCGGGAGAGCTTTATCTATTTCTGCCATTTATTCTCCTAAAGTTTTCTACCATTTTTAATTAACGAACGCAACCCTTGTGAATCAGGGTTCAAGGATCTTCTTTGCGGACCTTTATCTATACCACCAGATAAACCTGCTATACCACCGTTTGCCATTTTTATTGTATCACCAAAAAATGTATCTGATGCTCCCATAAAACCAGGTTGTGTAAATAACTGTCTAAATTTTTCTTGATTAATATCTTGTTCTAAAACTCTATCATCAGGTAGTGTAATTCCTGATTCTTGATATAATGTTTTAAGTTGTGGTAATGTTGGAATATCTGGTTTAAATGTTTTATAAGTTGAAAGAACAGGTCTTGGCTCTTTTTGCATTGGTAATGCATCAGAACTTAAATCAGAAAAATCATCTTGTAACATTTGATTTAATTGATTTGCATCTACAAATTGTCTTCCAGTACTTTGTAGAGAAGTAGCAGCATCTGCATCTGTTCTTTCTGCAGTTTTTCTGTTGTATTCATTTTCTACAGCATCAAATCCACCCTGTGCATCTATTCTTGTTTCTATTCTACGAAGTTCTCTTTCAGCAGCTTTTATTTTATTATCTGTAGATTTGTATTCTTGAGAGGTGTCAGCAAAACCTTCCGACCCTTTAAATAAATCTAAATTATTTCTTTGATTAATTAAATTATAATATTCTTCAACTTTTCTGTTATAATCACCTAATTCTTGCGCTCCTGAACTTAAACCAGATCTTAATTCAAACAATTTTTGACGACCAAGTTTTTGCCCTGCTTTATCATAAGCACCACCAACAATATTACTCAACCAAGAATCTTGCCATGATTCTTTAAAAGGTGTTCCACCTGTTAATGTTTTGTTTACTGCAATCATACCTTCTAATAATACATCACCAGCTAATCCATAAGGACCGAGCACATCTTTTAACAACGCCATATTCTTACCAACAGATGCTATCTTCATCATTTTATTATAATTAGCTTTCTGTGCTGGTGAGTCTATTCTTTTTTCTTTTATAACTTCTGCTCCTTCTGTCATACAAACTTGTGGAGATAAACCTTCTTGAAATTCTATTCTACCACCATATGCTTTACCTTTACCTGGACAACCTATTTTAGCTAAAAGGTTTTCTAAAGTTCCATATCTTTTTTTAATTGCTGCACTTCCTTCTTTTGTTTTATCTATTTCTTTAAAATATTGCGCAAATCTTTCTTCTCTTGTTGTTGCAGGTGAAATATTTTTTGAAGTAAGTTGTCCGTCTTGTAAAGAATAAACTTTATCTTTAATTCCAAAATCTTTGTATACATCAGCTGTTAATTTATTTAAACTTTTTAAATTATCTTCTACATTAACACCTGCAGTAATGTCTCTAACTAAAGCATTTCTGTTTGCCTCAAAACCACCAAATCCTAAAGCTTTGTTTTGTTTAATTGTTGTTCCAATTAAATCGTCCACAGCTCTTTGCATAATTTCTTTGTTTCCTGTTTTAGCCGCTGCAGATATTCCTTGAGCATGTTCTAATGTGTATCCAAGTTCTTCTGGTAATTGTGATACATCAAAAATTTTAGCCAACGCTGTTCTTTCTTTGGTCATTGAGTTTTTAATGTAATTAGGTTTTAAACCCAATGTTTTTTCTATGAGTGCAGCGCTTTTTTTCCATTGTTTACTTGTATTAATTTTGTTTGAATAAGAATTGTAAGCATTACTAAATTCATCATCAACACTATTAAATAAATTATATTTAGCACTTGAAAGTAAATTTGCATCAGGAGATAAAAGATATACAACATCTCTATCCATAATATCTTTGTATGCTTTTATAGTTTGACCATCAGTTTGTCGATAAAGACCTCTTTTATCTTCATTAATAAAATTAAAATAATCTAAAATTTTTTGTTTAAATTGAGGTGATGAGTCTATTTTATTTTTAAAAAACAAACCTCGCCATTGAGATAATGGTGCTTTGGTTACTTCTGCTGAAGTATAGAAAGGTGTGCCATTATAATTAAATGGTTTTAATCCATATTTAATTTCTCTTGAAGCCGTAACATTTGGTAAACCAGATTTAGTTGACCAGCTTTGTAAAAAACCTTTATCCATTTTTAAAGTTTTAACATTTTTTTGCCAATCTTTTTTAAGATTGGCTGTCATATTGTCAAAATCTCTAACACCATATTTTTTAAGATTATTATCTAACCAATTTTTAGTCCAATTATCTACGTATGTTCTTGCTTTTATAGTTGCGGTGTCTTGTTTTTTTCTGGCTACTTTTGTAAATCTAGATTGTATGTTTGCAACTCTTCTTAAAAATTCTGATTTAGTTTCACCTTTTTTTTGAATATATTTTGTTTGATCTCTTCCTGCAGTTTTTTCCCATCGTTTTAATTTTGTATCATATCTTAATCTTTGTGTTTCATTTTCATATCTAAATTTTTCTTTTAAATTTTTAACAGTATTATTATTTATTTTTCCTGATCGAACTGCAGATTTATATTTAACTTTTTGATCGTCTGTTACATTAGGCATTTTTACATCTTTTCTTGCTTTCACATAATTATTATAAATTTTTTGTTCTTTTGCTGTAAGAGGTTTTTGACCAGAATACCCAGGTCTAGATCCATCAGCACTTGGTTTAACTAACATACCACCACCTGCCTTTGGATTACGTTTCATAAATTCATTAATAGCTTCCATGTCTTGAATTTCTTTTTTAGGTTCTGGTCTATTAATTTTATCTGCTGTGGTAATAACATCATCACCATACATTTCTTGCATTTTTTTAATGTATTCTAATAAATCTGTCATTACTCTCCTAACATTCTAGCGATACCGCCTGATGCAAACTCATCGCTTGGATCATAATCAACTTCACCTTGTCTTTGAACAATATAGTCACTAGTTTCAGCTGGATCACCTTCATTTAATCTTTTAACTTTATCTTTTCTTTTTTTAGATTGTACAAATTCTTTTAAAGTTTGTTTTTGACCTGTTGCATACTCTTTTAGTTTCGATACATCAGACTCTAAATCTTTAATACTAGATCCAGTCATTCCTTCTCCCTCTAAAACAAAATCATCCGGACCATCTGGTCTACTAACAAAACCTGATTCTGATACTTCAAATTCTGCTGCAGGATTTGGTGCTCCTTCATCCGGTAATGGTTTTTTGTATTGTAATTGAACTGGTTCTTGAAACATACTTTCTTGACTCTCATACTCAACTCTTACAGAACCATCGTCTATGTCTTCTGTAACTCGGACCACGGAACCATCATCAAGTGTTTTAGAATGAATAGATTGTCTTTCAGCTGTTGCAAATTTTTTTGTAACATCATCCCCTTCAATAATAACTTTGTTAACTAATGTATCAAACCATTCTGGTTTACCAGGTACATTATCTGTTTTAATGATTGGAACTTTTTTAACACCTGAAGCTAGTTTTATAGGTTTAACAATTTTACCAATAATAGGTATTGATGCAAGTCCACCTAATATTTTTAAAAAAGTTCTTCTAGTCATTCCACCTTCATCAAAACCTATACGTCCACCTGTTGCATTAAGTTCTCTTTTCTTTTTGCCACCGGTTTCCATATTTTTTAACACGTTCTCTAGCTGTAAAATTCCTTCATCTGTAATTTTTGGTGGAGCATCAAGAGGTTTTATGTTTTGAGCTGCTGCAGCCATATCCTCAGCTGCTTTTTGTGCTGCCTCATCTGACATACCCATACCTTCCATTAATTGTTTTTTAACTTGAGGAATTATTGTTGTTTTAGCCTCTTCTGCTATTCGTTTAGCAATTCTATCTTGATCTTTCTTCATGGCTTTTGCAACATCTAAACTTTTTTCAGTAAGACCTCTTCTTTGTGCTCCTAATGATTTTTGATAATCTTTAACCATGTCAGTTGCCATAATGCCTTCTCTTCCTCTCATAAAAAGTTTATTAGGATTATCTAACATTTTGTTATACGTTTTTGGATTTGAAAATCTTAACATATCTAATCCTGAAAGATTTTGGCCTTTAAATCTATCTTCTTTTATACCTTTTTTACTCATGTAGTTTAATATCTGTCTTAATAATCCAAGACCTTTTGAACTTGGACCACCCATAAAAAATCCTGCACGTCCGCCATCTGCATTTAGCTTACGATCTTTAAGTAAGATAGGACCAATCTTTTTTTCTATATCTTTTCTAAGTTCTTTGCCACTAGGAAACTCAAAACCTTTAGTATTTTCCATAGCTTCTTTTATTTCAGCTAATTGTTTAGCTTTTCTATTTTTTTCAGTATTACCCACCATATCTTTTAGAAACTGTCTTTTAGATAAAAAATTTTTTACATCATCGCCAGATTGTTTAACTTTAAAACTTTTTAAAATATTTAAAATTTTTGTACTTAAACCACCCATAAAAAATCCTGTTCTTTCACCCAGTAATCCTGCAACACCACCGTCTGCCATGTCTTCTGGATCATCTAATTTTTTCTTTTTATTTTTTAAATTTTTTGCAGCTTGTTTGTTTGCAGCTTCTATCATAGCTTTTATTCTATCTTCTTCTGCTTGTAATTTAGCTGCACCTTTTGGATCTGTTTTTTTTACAAAATCTATAAAACCTTCTCCTGTGTCTTCAGTTATTTCTTTACCACCCATAATATTTTTAGGATTTTTTATTTCTTTACCTTCAAGATCAAACACTTTTGCTGACTCTGTGTTTCTAATTCCTTGTTGCACGTTTCTTGGTGCTTCTATCTGATTAATAGCGTTTTCTACTTGGTTAACATTTTTTAATGCATTTGGATCAATACCATTACGCATTAATCTTTCTGCAGTCATAGCCACATTAAAATCAACTAAATTTTTTTTAGGTAGGGTTTGCATGACTCCGGTTTGATCCTTCATCATTGTTCGTAATACCCATTGATAAATTGCCTTCATTATCTATACTTCCGATTAATTCTTGCATCAATTTCAATAGCACTAGCTCCAGGTTTTTGCGCTCCTGTTCTCATATCTCTACGCACTTTAAGAGGGCCTTCAACTTTATCTGCTCCTATTGCTTTACTTTTTCTTAATTCTTTGTTTAAAAGATCGATTGCTCTTGGACCTGGGAAAGTTGGTTTTTTAACACCAGCTTTTTTCATCTTAGCTTTCATTATAGCGCCCATACCTTTTGTAATTATACCCATATTAATAATAACTCCTTTTTCTAGGCACTGATTTTTCTTCTACATAATCTTCGGGGTGAGAGATGAATCCTCCCTGCCTGAATCGCATCACAGCCATAGTCATAGAATCGACTAAGTCGTCATGATCACCGTGCGGGAATGCTGCACATTCCTCAATAACCTCTTCTGCAAAGTTCTGTTCTGGCGCCCAGATCATACCAGACTCGAAAAGAGGTGCACAGGTATTAACTCTTACATGCTTATCATTTCCTTTGCTCGGTGTAAAGGTAGAAACTGGAATATCCATTTGTCTTAACTCATAGGTCAAAGGTAATCCTGATGCCTTAGCTTCAATAATTACAGTCTCGGGTTGCCAATATTTATATTGATCTAATGCTTGACGACGTAGTTCTGGAAACTCAAATCGTTGTTTTATACAATCTAATAATATTAGATTAGCAGGTGAATCCTCATCTGGATAAAAAATTCCCCACGTTGTAATTGCACTATAGTCCGCTGTTTCTTTTTTCATAAATGCTGTGTCGTATGATTGTATGACGTGATGTAGATCGGGTATCCAATCGTGTTTCCATTTACGCCACCACTCACGTTTTATAATTGCACCTTCTTCAGATGTTGGTTGTTGCATCCATTGTGCATTCCATTTGCCAACCGGCAATGTTGCTCTTACTTTTTCTAACTCGTCTATGTTCCAATACTCAGGCCACACAGGTTTTTGGTCATTAGGTCCATGGTCCAAGATCGCTGGAAACTCGACCACGTGCCACTGATCTGCTTTAGGTTCTTTTTGTTTTGATACTAACATACCTGTCAAATCTTTTGTTGACCAACGCGTCATAACACAAACGATCTTGCCTCCTGGTTGAAGTCTTTGTCGTGGACCTGACGTATACCATTCATAAGCAGACTCCATTGCGGTCGCTGACATTGCATCTTGCTCCGAGTGCGGATCGTCAATTATTAATAGGTCAGCACCCCGTCCTGTGATTGCACCACCGACCCCGGCAG